CTAGGGTGTAACTATAACTACCCTAAGGTCAGGTCATTTCGTTTGTGACCTGGACTTCGTAGTTACGAGCTAGTCTGACGTTCTTAGCCACTGTGATACCCTCACCGTCGCCGAGCATTACGATGTCGTAACGTTCCTTCATCTTCATTGCGCGGATGTCACGGCTTGGATCATCAAACTGATCTGTGCTCATGTCTTCCTTGACGAGGAGTGTTCCAACTTCGTTGCGGTCAATTAGGAATAGATCCGACTTAGCAGCAGTTGCACCGCTCTTAGCTGTGAAGCTAACGAATGGTGACACTATAACGTTGAGGCCCATTGGGGCTGTAGCGTTAAGAGCGCCTTCTGCTGATTGTGGACGGTAACCCCAGCTTGTATTGACTGCAGCTGCAGATCCACCAGTATGGAAGATGCTATCCTTAAGGAACACCGACCACATTAGTGGGTGAAGGATGAAGTCTGTTGGAACATGGTTTTCAGCCATTAGTACGGCTGCCATGTCAACTACGTCATCCCACGTAACTGTCTTGTTGAATGCACCGTTAATATCACGACCTGTTGTGTCGTCATATCCGGCATCGTCGTTATCAAAGACGATTGTTGCAGCGTCCTTAAAGCGACTTAGGGCAATTTGTTCCTTCAAGCGAGCCATTGCACGGCCAGCAGCGCGAACATGGAGGCCTACGATATCCCAAAGTGAGTCAGCAATTACTTCCTCTGTGAAAGCTAGCTTGACACCCTTCTTGGAGACCTTTCCTTCCACCTGCTTTGCAAATGCGAGGGCTTGCTCTGGGTATTCTTGTCCTTCTGGAATCTCGGCAGCTTGAATTGCATTAACTGCTGGGAACTCCAAAGAACGCCCTTTACCAAGGTGAACTGTGGAAAGAAGAGGCGTCACCAACAATTGTGGTTCTGCAGCTTCCTTTAAGGTACGAGAGATAACTTTTGGAAACAAAGCTGCAGCATCGGATGATGCAAATGCCTCTTTAATTGTTACCCTGTTTTCTCCGTCGATGTACCCGTCCTCAGATAATGCAGCTTCCCAAGCTGGGAGCCCAGAGAGGAGTTCTTGGATTGTCTTACTCATCTTAGGATTTTCCTCCTGTTATCTTTCTTTATAGGGTCAAGTTGACGCGGAATGCGCCAATGACATTGTTTACATCCAGGTTAGCGCGTATACCGAGCTTACCACTGTAGGTACCTGAGCGTGTTAGCTCAAATACTGTCTTTAGTGCACCTGGATCTGATGGGAGTTGCATGTAGGAAAGGAGGCCGTCATCAAAGTTCGTTGCGAACTTCTCTACCTCGATTACCTTACCAACTTGCAACCATGGGTAGTCGCTGGCATCAGCATCTGACAATGCCACTGGGCGACCCATGTGATCTGCTCTGACGAGTGAACCAGCTGCAACAGTGGCGTTTACGCCATCAACCATTGGATACTCAACGTAACCATGGGTAATGAAGCCTGCACCCTGTGAGGTTCCCTTGTCGAATGGACGATAGAGGTCATACTGAGCGCAACCAATTGGCTTTGAATAAGCTGCTACTGCAACTGTATCTGTTGAGCCAGTTGTTGTGCTTGGTGTGGCTCCATCTAGTGGATCCCAACCGCTCATTGTATCACCCCAGGTGACGCTTGAGCTTGAACCATTAGCTGGAACAACTCTTGAATCACCATTAGCGTCTGCGACTACTGAAAGAATCGTTCCCTTTGTAAGAACAATCTCAAAGCGGTCATCTTCTGAATCGAGGTACCATGTTGGCAAGCCAGGATGTGGAAGCAGGTATGCTGCTGGGGCAACGCCCTCAGAAACTACGAAACGACCGGCACCTGTCTTGGCATGTACCTTACGAAATTTTGCTAAACTCATTTTTTATCTCCTTATTAGATTATTAGAGTTTACGTCTGCCCATTAAGGCATCTACGAAAAGCTGCTCAAAAGAATTTTCAGCTTTAACTTCTTTTTCTTCTTGCTTTTCATCGACTGTAACAACGTTTTCTTCTTCTGCTACAGCCAACTCTGATTCCATCGTTGGTACTTCAAAAGCTTTTGTCTTTTTCTCAGGAAGCTTTGCGAGATCCCTTAAGCTATCAGCCAAAGAAGATGCTGTTCTTGTAGCATGATCTTCGATTAGCTTGTCTCTATCGCTTGCTGATTCCAGACCAAGAGCAACCTTGGTATCAACGACTCTCTCTGCAAGAGTCTTATGAAGTGCTGCTTTTAAGCGAGCATTTTCTTCCTGCAAAGACTTGATCAAATTTTGACTTTCGTCACTTCCTTGCTCAGCGCCTTCGTTTTCTTGGGCAGTGAGGTCATCGGACTTGATCTCCTCTTTTTCAGGATCTTGCGCATCAGCTTTTTCTTCTGATGCTTCTGGTGACTCTTCGGCTTTTTCAGAATCAACAGCTTCTTCAGCTTGTTCTTCCGCTTTTTCCGAATTGTCATCAG